CCCGTGTAAGTCACATGATTACTAAAATGTGGATGGACGGTCCCACTGGCTACGGCAAGCTGAAAGTATTACCAACCCCCATGGGAAAACTTGTGGAAGCAATGTTATCCAGTGGTGTCAGGTTGGGTGTCAGTAGCCGCGGCAGTGGGCAAGTAAGCGAATCATCTGGCCATGTGAGTGATTTTGAAATCATTACTGTGGACATTGTAGCTCAACCCAGTGCACCAAATGCATATCCCAAGGCCATCTATGAAGGTCTCCTGAATATGCGAGGCGGTGCCCAGGTATTTGAAATGGCAAAAGAAGCCAGCACCGATCGAAAAGTACAGAAGTATGTGCAAGAGGCTGTGGTGCGCCTCATCAAAGATCTAAAACTATAGGAGATATCCAATGTTAGATGCTATCAGACCATTGTTAGATAGTGGCATCATAAACGAGGCTACTCAACAAGCTATCAGTGAAGCTTGGGAAACCAAGTTGACTGAGGCACGTGAGCAATTACGTGCTGAGCTTCGTGAGGAGTTCGCAGAACGCTACGATCACGACAAAAGTATTATGGTTGAAGCTCTAGACAAAATGGTTACTGAATCTCTAACTGCTGAAATTTCAGAATTTCAAGCAGAAAAACAAGCTCTAGCTGAAGATCGTGCAAAGTTTAACACACGCATGATAGAAGGTGCCGGCAAGTTTAATGATTTCATGGTCAGCAAGTTGGCTGAAGAAATCAAAGAATTGCGTCAAGATCGCAAAATGTACGAAAATAGCGTTGCTACTTTGGAACAATTTGTAATTAAGGCACTGGCTGAAGAAATTCAAGAGTTTGAAAATGACAAGAAAGCTGTTGTGGAAACAAAAGTTCGATTGGTCGCTGAAGCTAAACAAAAAATGGCCCAGCTCCAAAAGTCTTTTGTGGAAAAATCAGCAAGTCTGGTCAAAGAATCAGTTGCTAATAAACTAGAGTCCGAACTAACTCAATTGAAAGAGGACATCCAAATTGCTCGTGAAAACATGTTTGGACGTCGTTTGTTCGAAGCCTTTGCTAGTGAATTTTCTGTTACTCACTTAAATGAGAACAAAGAAATCGCTAACTTACGTAATCAACTACAAGAGCAGGCAGAAGAAATTGCTGAAGCTCGTCAAGAAGTGGAGTCAGCTTCTCAGTTAGTTGAGTCAAGAGAACGTGAAATTCGTGTAATCAAGGAATCCACAGAGCGCCGTGAAGTATTAGGCAAACTGTTGAAGCCCTTAAACAGAGAGAAATCCACTGTAATGAGTGAACTTCTCGAATCAGTGCGGACCGATAAGTTACAATCTGCATTTGATAAGTATCTACCAGCTGTTCTAAACAATGGCTCAGGAAGAACTGTTGCTGAAAAGTCAGCAGTGTTAACTGAGAGTCGTGTAGAAGTAACTGGTGATAAAACTGCTAAATTCGTTGAACAGCCCAATCGCAATAATGTGATTGAGATTAAACGTTTAGCAGGGCTAAAGTGACTTAACCCTAAATAGGAGATTTAAATGACACAAGCATTACTAGAAAGCCGTTGGGGCGAAACCAAAGATGCCCTGCTCGAGGGCTTACAAGGTTCTAAAAGAACTACAATGGGTGTTATCTTAGAAAACACTCGCAAGTATTTGTCTGAAAATGCATCAGGCGGTGCAACAAGTAGCAGCAACGTGGCCACACTCAACCGTGTGATCCTCCCTGTTATCCGCCGCGTCATGCCCACTGTTATCGCTAACGAAATCGTTGGTGTTCAGCCCATGACAGGTCCTGTTGCTCAGATCCACACATTGCGTGTTCGTTACGCTGATACCGTTGTCGGTTCAGGCGCAACTGGCGCATCTGCTGGTGACGAAGCATTGAGTCCTTTCAAGATTGCAACTGCATATTCTGGCTCTGCCGCTGGCCGCGCTACTAGCACATCTACATTAGAAGGTGTGCCTGGTAACCGTATCAACGTTCAGATCTTGAAGCAAGTTGTTGAAGCCAAGACACGTAAATTGTCAGCTCGCTGGACATTTGAAGCCGCGCAAGATGCACAATCTATGCACGGTTTAGATGTTGAAGCAGAAATCATGGCTGCATTGGCACAAGAAATTACAGTTGAAATCGACCAGGAAATCCTGGGTAGTTTGCGTAGCTTGTCTGCTGCAGACTTCACATACGATCAAGCTGGTGTTTCTGGTACAGCAACGTTCGTTGGTGATGAGCATGCCGCTTTGGCTGTTTTGATCAACCGTTCTGCTAACTTGATCGCTCAACGCACACGTCGCGGTGCTGGTAACTGGGCTGTTGTTTCACCTGCTGCACTCACAGTGTTGCAAAGTGCTACAACTTCAGCTTTTGCTCGCACAACAGAAGGTACATTCGAAGCTCCTACAAACACAAAGTTTGTTGGTACATTGAATGGTGCAATGCGTATCTATGTAGATACATACGCAAGCGACAGCACACCTGTATTGGTTGGTTACAAAGGTTCAAGCGAATCTGACGCAGCCGCGTTTTACTGCCCATACATTCCTTTGATGAGTTCTGGTGTTGTTCTTGATCCAGCAACATTCGAACCAGTCGTTGGCTTTATGACACGTTATGGTTACGTGGAATTGACCAACACTGCGTCATCGTTAGGTAACGCTGGTGACTACGTTAGTGAAATTAATGTAAGCAATTTGAGCTTCCAGTAATCCATTAATGCAGTAAACTTATAGTAAACAAAAAATCCACTTCGGTGGATTTTTTGTTGAGTGTGGGGTAACACCATGAAATTGTATGAAAACCGCTTATTGTCATTCGAAATTAGAAAATAGCATAAATAATATGTTCGCTCTTAACAGAGAGTTTATGCGGAAACCCGCCGCGTAGGCCTAGAACGCCATTTATTAAGGAGAAAAAAATGGGACGTCCGTTAAAACAAAAATTCTTTGACCCAGTTGCTGATGGTACATCCAGAGTCACCATTGGTGGCCAAGGAGTATCTTCACTGACATTCAGTAATTTAGGCGAAGGCTATTACTTGGCCAACGTTGCTATCACATTGGGCGCACCCAATTTGCCAAGTGGTACACAAGCCACAGTGGGTTCTATCACATTGTTTGGTAATGGTGCAATTAATTCATTCTCAGTTACCACAGCTGGTACTGGTTACACTGCTGCCCCTGCAGTGGTCATCACTGGTGCTAATACTACCCCAGCAGTAGCTACGTCTACTTTAACCAGTGTTGTGACTAACGTAATCGCCACCTCGGCGTTTATTCCAGTGGCAGATGGTGGTTCGAGCGCAGTTGCTGGTGATATTGTCAAACAAGTGG